AAGTTAGACATGATGGTACTGAAGAAGATACTGACAAAAAAGAAAGTAGCCTTTTATTTACTATTGCGAAAAATGTGTTAGGTGTTCTTTTAGTATTTCTTCCAGTTATAATGAAGTTCCTACCTCAAATTAAAGAGGTGTTTTCCAACATATCTACAATGGTGCAAGATGCATTTAAAGTTATTTTTAAATTTACTTCAACAAAAATAGAAGAGCTTTTAAATAAACATGTCTTCGACCCATTAAAGGATTTCTTTGGTCAAGGTGTAACAGCCGTATGGGATATGTTTATATCCTCAATGGAAGAAGGTCTTTCAGTAGTAGTTGATGCTTTTAAATCATTCATTAGTGACGATTTAATGAATGAACTTACTGAAGGCAAATATTCAAAACAAGAAATTGAACACTCAATAGAAGTCTTACAAAAATCTGGTTATAATGTAACGACTCCTTCAGGTGATGCGGTTCCTGTCCCAAGTTCATATTCTCGAAAAGCGGCAGGGGTTAGTGGTGGCGCTAGTCAAGGTGGGACTGGTGGTGGCGGGGCTAGTGGTGGAAAAGATGCTCGACCAGAACCTTCTAATACTTTAGCTTCAGCCAAAGAAATTCCGCCAGAAGGAAGAGCTTTATTGGATGCTATTGCTCAAAATGAATCGGGTGGTAGATATGATGTTATTGTCGGTATGGGCAAAGAACAAGGATTAACTGAAGAAGATAAAGCAGCAAATAGAGATAAAGGATATGATAAAGCTCCTGCTACATTTACCGATTTCAGTAAACATCCCGGAATTCGTGGAATGCGGACTCCAAGAGGATTTAGTACAGCAGCAGGTAGATATCAATTCACTGAAACTACTTGGAATGCTTTAAAAAATAAGCATTCAGATTTAACAGACTTTTCTCCAGAAAATCAAGATAAAGCTGCATGGTATTTAATACAAGAACGATATAAAGGTGACGTATTAAAAGATCTCCAAGAAGGTAAAGTTGCTGAAGTTGGAAGACAATTAAATCGAACTTGGACTTCATTAGCTGGAGGAGTTGAAACCTCACAAAGCGATAAAGGTTTAGCATCTATTTATGAGAAATCTTTACAAAAACAAATAGCATCTACACAAACACCAGCTACTCCAGATTTAAAGCCAGCTGATATGGGTGCTTCGATTAATGAAGCCTCTGTAGCTGCAAACGTAGACCCTCAAAATGAGACTGGGACTCCAGTAGTAGTAACCGGAAGTCCCAGTGCTCAACCAACTCCTAAAATTGAAAGTGAACGCTTTGGGCGATTTAAGTCAATGCTCAATACAGATGCTATTGCGGGCAGATTTAAAGAGTATTTTGCGCCAGCTTAATCTTCGTTCAATTTGTTGAAGAAGTCTAGACCGTCATCATCATCTTCTGAAAGATCGACCGCTGAAGGCTTAGCCGACTTCAATGCAAATGGTGGTGTCGAATCTTCTTCAAAGTCTTCAGCACGTTCAGTCACCTTGGCTCGATCTTCAAAAGCATTCTTGTCCCAACCCAAAACCTTATTCAAACGAGTCTTTAGTTCATCGTAGGTCTTGTACTGAGTAGGATCAAGAAAAGTCTGAAGAGGTTGAATCTTAGATAGAACCGCATCATACTTTGACTCTTCATCAAACAACGGAGATGATTCTTCAAACTCAGACTTATCGTAGTTACGGTCGCGACCCATACCGCGAGCTTTAAGCTTAAAGTTTGAACCATCAACCAAGTCAAACGGATTGATAGCCTTCTCGTCCTGAAACTGAGGAAACATCAAATCGTTGATCTTGTCGAAAATCTTCTTACCAAACTGATAAAGGAACACTTTACCTTCGTTAGACGGATTGGCAGGATCCTTAACAATGTAGATATTAGCAACATAGTGCATTCTACGTTTTTGGTCACTAGCAACCTTCTTGTTTTCCTCTAGACCAGAAGTCCAGAGTTGACGATTATATTCGCTAACCGGATCTGCCTTACCAATAGAAGTAAGCGACTTCTCGATATACCAACCACCCGGACCCTGAAAACCATGATCAAAATAAAGAACATATGGAGCATGTTCCATTTCTGTGTGGTGTTGGGGAAGAAAGCGAATTACCGCATAACCATTACCAGCTTTATCAACTTCTAGCTTCCAGAAACGGTCGTCTTGAGCCTTAGCATTATTGGTGTTTTTGTTAAGCTGAGTGGCTAGCTTATCGAATTGGTCTTTACGGCTTTTATTATAATCTGCAAATGAAAATGACATATAGTCTCCTTGATATTAACAACGTATTAACAGCGTATTTAAGTTTGTCCACAGTATCATCATGAACAACATATTTATAGCACATTTAAAACACTATGTAAACCTTTCCTTTAGAATTGATTTACACACCTTTACATCGAATTGTAAGAAAGGTCGATACTTCTCACACTTGAGTTGTATGTCCTTCCAAATTATCCCTTCCTGAATATTATACTCCCAATGCTTGAAGAATGTCAACACCTCATTCAGAATAATTAATGTTTCGATTGAAATTTCCTTTCTCATAAACCTAACAAGTAACATTGGATGCTGACCATCAACAACCTTTAATTCCTTGTTCAAATCATCATCCATCTTTTCTATTTCATTTCTAAAGATATAGGTTATAGATTCTTGACGTTTAAGCCATTCCATATAAACTTTTTCAGATTCTTTGTCAACCAAATCTGTAATGAATTTATCTTTAACTACAAAATTAGCAATCAGAAAGTTTTCTAGATCTTTTACTTTAGACAAAACATAAAAGAAACCTTTATCTCGTCTTGCCTCAAGAGCCTTTTCACTTACACGGTTTTTAGACACATTAAAGTAATTGAAATTTTTCTTAGTAAAATGTAACTTAAGATTCAAATAAGTCTTATATGCTTGATAGGCATCTGTCATATTGGCAACTTAGTAGTCTTAGGTAAATAGTTAGAGTTTTCTGCTTCTTCTTGAATCTTAGCTTTAATGACAGAAGAGTGTTGTATCATTGAAGCCACAGTTTCTATTTCCAGATAATTCTTTTCACAATAAAGAAGAACTGCATCAATGTAATCTAGTCTCGATTCTTTAACAAAATCTTCAATTTCTCTAATGAAGTCTTGAATTGGTTTTACCGATTTAATGTTTACTTTTTTCATAGTCTATAAAACAAATGTTTTCCTATTATTACAGTTCGTTTTTTTCTAACAGCCCAATTAGGTCTAATATCATTTCTATGATAATTGGTAGCACCTTTTGTCACATCATGTATAACACCATAATTTATAATTACGTTTTTAGCTATATCATGACAATTTTTATAAAGATCATAATCTCTAATAGTCTGTCGTTTATCACACACCCAAGCAAATTGGCATTTATACTTGTTTCTCTGGTGAACTATACCGCAAATAGTATTAGGGTATTCATTATCATTATCGCGTTTTAATCGATTTAAAGTAACAAGTGCGACAGCCTTTTTACCAATATCCTTTTCACTTCTAGCTTCAAAATAAATATTATCAGCTAAACATTTTATTTCTTTTTCGTTTATAATCTTATTATAAGGTTTATATCCTACTTGTTCTGTCTTAGGCTTAGAAAAAGAAGAATAAGATGGTTTATAGGAATTTGCATCAATTGGAATTGAGCAAAAAGTTAGACATAGTAATAGTGCGTATTTAAGCATTTGTTCCTCCTTATTTAAGGGAGAGGACAGATGTCCTGTTAAAAGAATCACATAAAAATAATGTATCGTGCAGTTTTATGATGTGGTTAGGTGTTTAGTCTTCCCATGGTGTAGTTGTATTGAATACGAATTTCAGAGTTTTGAAAAGTCCAGCATTCACCAGAATCATCTAAAAAAACTACCCATTCTAGATGATGTTCTTGAGATCTATCAATTAGAAAATGCGCCCACCCATCTCCTTTAGGAGTTTTGAATGGTATTGGTGGATTTAATTGTATCATAATTTTATTTATACAAATAATGGTGCTGACGGAGAGAATCGAACTCCCGACCCACTGATTACAAATCAGTAGCTCTACCAACTGAGCTACGTCAGCATGTTTTTATTTATACACTAT